GTCAGTAGTGCCATCTTTAGTTACCTCAGTAGGGGGTTCTGCTTTTTTAGTTTGTTGTACTAGCTTTGCTTTGCCAGTTTTAGGGTCAAGTATGTAAGTACCGCCCTCAGTTGGATTTTCATTTATCATATTAAACAATCAGGGTTAGTAGGGTACAACTTTTATTATAATTCATGTGCTTAATTTGTTATATTCTGTTCTGTATTGTATTTCATACTCACAAGTTATTATACCTGCGGGTTGATCTGCATCTAAAACTTCAAAACTTTGTGTTGATGGTTGTATATCTATAGCTAAACCACCAAGAGTTGTATTAGTTAAAATTTTAGTATGTAAGCTTTCAATAGTAGAATCAGCTATATTTTCTGGAATTTCTCCTCTAACAACTACAACAACTCTAACTCTTAATGTCCAATCAATTTTTAGATATCTTGCATTATTTATATTAGGTGTATCAGTTATAGGTTCTAAAACTAAAGCAGGAGACTCAGATCTTGTTAAAGCTGCGACTCTAGATCTATATATGCGTGTTCCTACTCCTGTTGTACCTGTTAAATTTGTTTTTATAGCGGCTAATATTTGTTCTCTTTTGCTTGACATTTTAAACTTTTGTTAATGAGAGTATGCATAATTTACCGTCATCTATTTTTTTCACACTACGAACTTTATAATTTACAGTGTTTACTGTTAAGGTTGAATCAAAAGAAACACTTCCTAAATCCGAGGTTTTTGCAGTAAGTTGGTAATCAGTTGTCAAAATGACTCCATCTGCAATCATCTCATCAGGCTCGTCTAATATTCCTTTATAAGTTGCCGAACTAAAAACAACTGTATCTTGAAAATCAGAAAAAAATAAATCTAAATCTTCAGTGAATGCCATAGTAAAAAGCCCCATTATGGGGCTACATTTTTAACCGTATTTTTTAGCTGCAATTAATGAGATTCCATAGACAAAAACAGGTGATGATCCACCTACTGTTTGCACTATTTTAATAAATCTCTTGCACTCATCTTTATTTACTTCAAGAGTCTGTAAAGATGCTGAGTCTGTAACTTGAGTAAAAGCTGCCCCAGACAAGTCTCCGTAAGTACCACCTGTCTCATCTGAGTCTTGGACTTTAATGTCTAGAGTTGGTGATGAACCTGTACCTGCTGCACAGTTTAAAACTAGCAATACATCTCCATCAAATTCTTTTAAATCAATAGCACTTGATGTAGCTGTAGCTGTTACAGAGGCAGAAGCTACTGCTGCTGTAATATCTAGTTTTTCTAAGTTAAGTTGATTGATTGCCACTTTGTTTTTCCTCTTTTTTAGGGGTAGGTTTTTTCTTTGGTTTTGGCTTTGGCTTCTCTACATATTCGATTGCCTTGCCACTAAGAATAAGCATACGAGCAACATTATCTTCTACTTCTATAGAAGAGCCGACACTCGTAGGAGTGCCAGCTATCATTGTTGATCTAATTAACTCAACTTTCATATTATGTTGCGAAACAGAAAGCAGTTGGTTGCTTGATAGCAAAATCTACATCTTGTAGAGCCACAATCTTAACTGTGCCACTACCCGCTTTTGTGATTGTATCTACTGTTAGATCTAAACCACTCCACATACCAATACAGAACTGGCTGAAGTCTCCGAACAAGGCATCGTTGTTAACAAGCTGATTTGAAACAATAACTGGATAGCCATTAATTTCATTGTTCTCGAATACGAATTTGCCTGTGTTTGAAGCAATCTCTGTACTCTTTAACGCACCTCTAGCAGAAGCATTAATGATGTAGAACATGTTTGCTACATCTGCGTTTGCGGCAGCAACATCTGTCTCCATTCCAATATATTCGGGAAATGTACCGAAAGTTGTAAGTGATTGTGTTCCTACACCTGTTGTATCTTTGATACCTAATGGTTGGTTTGAAGAACCTGTTCCATAGATAGCTGCATTGTCTAATTTAGTAGAAATTACTCGAGCTATATCATCTCTAATCATACTTTCAACATCTATAGATGATTGTAGTAATAATCTTCTAGTAAATTCAACCACTCCACCAACAGTTTTTGGTGTCATGTTCACTTGGTCGAACGCCTGCTGACTCTCGGTAGGCTCAGATCCTTCTCCCACGAAGAACCCTGTCGCTGTCTGAGTCATTCTTGGAATTGCAATGTTACCAGAAAGTCCTGTAAGCATTGTGGGATTCGCTGCCATAACAGCCATTCTCTTACGAAGAATGTCTATAAATGAACCAGAAAGTAATTCTGTAGGAACTAAGTTACCACCTGCTGTTGCAGTACCAACATTCAAGTCTCTTTGTAAAACTTCGTTTGGAACTAAGATGCCATTTGCTGGCTTGTCATAACGCTTAGATGCTTC